ATGTGATGAGCTTCTTTGATTAGGTGAATTATGAATGAAATAGTTTTATCAGAACATGAAATTAATGTGCTAATTAATAAAGGGCGAGTTAAAGTAATTTTAAACGGGGAAGAAGTAGTCGTTCGTCAAAGCTATACGAAAGATTTGAGGGCTGAAACAGTTAACTGGGATAAACAAATAGTTGATGTCAGTCAGAATATCGTAAGAAACAAACACTTTGATTCACTTCTTCAAAATACTTTTCGCTAGAAAGGAGGTGAGGAAAGATGGGGCTTTTAGATAGGTTTTTGAAACGTGGTAAGAGTCGAAGTGGAACGAATATTATCACTCATTCAGATTTTGGTCTTTATATTGACGGTGATAGCTATGTGCCACTGGCTCGCAATCCTGATGTGATTGCTGCGGTCAACAAGATTGCTGACATGGTATCAAATATGACCATTCATTTGATGGAGAATACCGACAAGGGAGACATACGGGTTAAAGATGGACTAGCTCGGAAGATTGATGTAAATCCATGCGAAAACATGACTCGCAAGACTTGGATTTTCAAGATTGTGCGTGACCTATTGCTATTCGGTGACGGAAACTCAGTTCTTCATGTTGAGTATGATCCTGTGAATGATTATATTTTGAACCTGAGACCATTCTCTATGAGTGAAGATTCTTTCAAAAGTGATGATGTTGGTTATATCGTGAATTATCGTGGTATCGACTACAACCCAAGCGAAATCGTGCACTTTGTAATCAACCCAGATCCAGATAATCCATTTATAGGGACTGGCTACAGGCTTGCTCTGAGGGATATTGTTAGGAATTTAAACCTTGCTACTCAAATCAAAAAAGGATTTATGAATGGAAAGAACGTTCCTAGCCTGATTGTTAAGGTTGATTCTTCGAATGGAGAATTGGGCACGCAAGAGGGGCGAGACAAGGTCGCTAAGAAATACTTAACAACAAGTCAAGCAGGTGAGCCGTGGATTATTCCTGATGCTTTGTTGAGTGTAGAACAGGTTAAGCCACTCAGCTTAAAAGATATCGCTATCAATGAATCTGTTGAAATTGACAAGAAAACAGTTGCTGGACTTTTGGGAGTTCCAGCTTTTATTTTAGGAGTTGGAAGTTTCGACAAAGAAGAATACAACAACTTTGTCAATACAACAGTTATGAGTATTGCTAATACAATTACTCAGACCTTAACTAGAGATTTACTAGTTTCAAACAATCGGTATTTCAAACTTAATGCTCGCTCTCTTTATTCGTATGACATTACAGAATTGTCATCAGTAGCTAAACAGATGACCCAAAATATGGCAATGCGTCGAAACGAGTGGAGAGATTGGCTTGGGATGCCACCAGATCCTGATATGGATGAGCTCCTTGCTCTTGAAAACTATATCCCACAAGACAAGCTTGGGGACCAGAAGAAGTTGAAAGGAGGTGAGGAAGAAGATGAACAAACGCAATAGTTATCGCACCGCTCAATTCAAAACACGAGAAGAAACCGAAACTGGTGATTTGATTTTGAGTGGGTACTTTATCAAGTTCGATGAAGTTACTGAATTATGGCCTGGTTATTTTGAAGTGATTAAGCGTGAGGGTGTTGAAAAAGCCATCAAAGGAGCCGATATCAGGGCATTATTTAACCATGATGATAGTTTAGTGCTTGGTCGGACTGGCAATGGAACGGTCACTTTGGGAGTTGATGAAATCGGACTTTACGGGGATATCATCATCAACAAGGATGATCCGCAAGCTGTTGGAGCCTATGCTCGTGTTCAACGTGGTGATGTAATTGGATGTAGTTTTGGCTTTATCCCGATCAAAATCAACACGGAAGAGCAAGCAGATGGTTCGTACCTGGACACTATCTTAGAATTAGAAATCTTTGAAGTGAGTCCCTGTACTTTCCCAGCCTATCCGCAAACGGAAATTGCTGCACGACAGAAAGACTTTGAAAGTCAACAGCGTGCCAATCGTGAAGCGCTGGACAAGCGCAAGAAAGAAATTAAGGAGAAATTTAACCTATGCACAAATCATTGATTTTGGGCGCTCGTATGCGCAATAAAGCAGATAAGGTAGTAGAGCTTGAAGAATGCGCCACCCATGAAACCGCCGGCAATCGGGCCGCAGATCGGAACCCACGCGTAGAACCAGCGCGAGGAGCCCTTATCGTGGATGGGCAGCAGGGCGTGCATGAGGCGCGGACCGAAGTCACGGGCGGGGTTCAGGGCGTAGCCGGTCTGACCGCCCAGGCCGATGACGAGTACGGTGACCATGAAGCCGAAGGCGAGGGGCTTGAGCACGTCGTTGAGGTTGAGAGAGAGTTCCACACCGCCGCTGATGGACGGCTTGAAGTTTACGCCGGTGTACAGTGCCGAGAAGACCAGCATGAACGTGCCGATCATTTCGGAGAGGGCGTTGGTGAAGTAGTTGTGAATAGCGGGGACGGTGCCGAAAACGCCGAGCTTAATCTTCTTGTCGGCGGTTGCTTTCCAGTGCGGCAGGTAGTTGAGGTAGACCAGTCCGGCGCCGACCATTGCGCCGAGTACCTGGGCGATGATGTAGCCGGGGACCTTCTCCCAGGAGAACTCGCCGAACGCTGCCAGGCCGATAGACACAGCGGGGTTGAGGTGGCCGCCGGAGTAGGCGTGGGAGGCGTAGACGCCGAAGGTGACGGCGAAACCCCAGCCGAAGGCGATGGTGAAGAAGTTGTCGCCGTGGCCTTTGGATCGGCGAAGTTCGACGTTGGCAATGACGCCGCAGCCGATGGTGCACATGATGAGCGTGCCGAGGAATTCGGCGAGGTAGGGGCTGATGGTGTACACGGGGTGTCCTTCAGGTAGTGAACTGCGGGTGGTAAACCGGGAATCGGTCGGGTGCGCAGTGCCGAGCGTGAGGGAGGTGTGGTTTTGCGTGGGGTTATGTCGCCCGAGTGGCGTGTTTAAACCTTTGGCATCTATGGAACCCTGAATGCCCTAGAAGGGCAATACTTTTGTGTTATTTCACCCTTAGACATAAGCGGTTTTTCGGGTTTTTCGTTTAAAAATAAATGTGGCGAATGAGGGGAAAATCGGTCATAGTCCACACCTTGGACTCATTCCATAAACTCGCGGTTGAACCCATGGAGAAACTCACGAATAAACCCGCGATCAAACCAACACTCACCCCCGCCATCAGCACCCGCCCACACCACTTGCCATCAGCATAAAAATGCCCGGGCACCTCACGGGGTACCCGGGCAGTTTCTGTAATTTTTATGCGGCTCTTACTGTGGCTCTTGCGAACCGCGGTGGACTGGCTGTTACGCCGCTACACGGTTACTACTTGGCGCTCGCCCAGGCGAGAATCGCCTCGAAGAAGCGCTCGCATTCGCTCAGCTGCTCCAGCTCAATCCACTCGTTCGGGGAGTGCGCCTGGGCAATATCGCCGGGACCGCAAATGATGCTCTGCACGCCGGCGCGCTGGAACTGGCCCGCCTCGGTGCCGTAGGTGACCTTCTGTGGTGCGTCATTGGTGCCCAGCCACTCGTGGGCGAGGTGCACGATGGGTGCGTCGTCCTCGGTACCCAGGCCCGGCACGGCTGCGAGCAGTTCGTGCTTCACACCCACGCGGGAGGTGAGGCTACCGGGCTCTGCGCCGGTCAGCTTCTCCGCGCGTGCGGCGCGTGCCTGCAGATCGGGCAGGATGACCTCCGAAAGTTCGCGGTCAATGCGCTCCACGAAGGATTCGGTGGTCACCTGCGGCAGGGTGCGCACATCGTACTCCACCACAGCCTGCTCGGCGACGATGTTGTACTGCAGGCCGCCGGTTGCCAGGTTCACGCTGCCGGTGGAGTGGGGAATGATGAACGACTCGTCGAAGGGGCCTTCTTCTTCCCACGGGTCCGCCATATCGGTGAAGAAGGTGATGAACTCGCCTGCTGCGGCAACCGCGTTCACGCCGTGGGTGGCGAGGGAGCCGTGCTTGGGCACGCCGGTGAAGGTGACGCGACCACGGTGTGCGCCCTTGTGCGCGTCGATAATGCGCATGCTGGAGGGCTCACCAACAATCGCGTAGTCGGGGGCGAGGTCGCGCGCCACGAACTCCTCGATAAGGGAGGGTGCACCAATGCAACCGATTTCTTCATCGTAGGAGAACGCGAAGTGCAGGGGAGTACGCAGCTTCGCCTCAGCCACGCGCGGCAGTAGCCAGAGCGCCACGGCGAGGAACCCCTTCATGTCGCACACGCCGCGACCGTAGGCGCGGGTACCCTCCACACGCAGGGTGAAGGGGTCGGCGTCCCACGCCTGACCGGCGACGGGTACGACGTCCGTGTGGCCGGAGAGAATGAGGCCGCCGCGGGTGGTGCCGTCAGCGGCAGGGACGGTGACCAGCAGGTTGGCGCGGGTGCCGTCCTCGTTGTAGGTGCGCACGCCGCTGTAGCCGTAGCGGGAAAATTCGGCTTCGATGAGCTCAATAAGTTCCAGGGTGGAGGTTCCGGAGACGGTGGGAATCGCGATGAGCTTTTCGAGCCAGGGGAGGGATGCGGGCTGGGTGGTCTGAGCCGTCATGACTGTTCCTTCTGTGCTGTGTTGGGTGCGCTGTGTTGCTGTGCGCTGTCATGTGCTGCGTGCGCTTTTATGTTCAGGGTACGCCGCGGGGCGGT